TGACCGGACTACTTACAACCAATGGGAAAAAAAGGAGGAGGTAGAAATCACCCGTGATCAGCTAAAAATACTCATAGATGCCTTAAAGGTGTCGGATGATGTTCTAACAAAAGTGCCACGTGGAACGTTTCAAGGTGAAATATTGGACCACCCGATTATCAAATCACTGGTGGCCCAATCTGAGTATATATTAAAGAGAGTCTCTGATTTAGAGGAAGAAAATCAAAGGCTCAAGGGTCGACTAGAAGGATGATCATTTCAGCCTGAAGGCAACATAACCCAAACTCAAATTTTTGCTTTGGGTTGGCTGGTTGGATTGTGGCTTTGTTTTTGATCGTATGTTTCAGGAACTGAGCGAATAGTTTTGGCTGTATCCCAGCCTGTACAAGGCAAGATACTAAGCGCTCAGATTTGATAGAATGGTTGTAAGATCCGCGTACTCGCGTTGTAGTTGTGCTAGGCTTCATATGGGGTATATTTTTAATATTCAATCCAGCGCCACATTCAACCTTGACCCATGTATTGCCATTTTCAGGGAAGGAAAAAAGATGAGTTTTTACCGTGACTTCGGATACTAAATAACTAAAGACCACTGACAACTAATGACAACAGAATAACCATAATTTAATATGAAAAAGAAACGAACGGTCGGCAGATTGTTTTTAAAGTCGATAATTTTAGCGCTTAGCGTGTGGTCTATGGGTTGTGATGAAGAATATGAAGTTGACCAATTTATAGGTGATTGGCATTTCGTTGAAGATAATTTATCAGTTTATTTCTCTGTTTTAGAAGCAGGCGATTCATACACCATTACCAATACGACTATTAACGGGGAGGTGGCCGATTTTATAGAGATAGGAGCGGTAAACCGAGCGAGATTCATTGAGAATATATCAGTTGGAACAAGTAACATCTCCGTAACTTTTTTTAATTGCAGGCCCACCCATAAGGGAGACAAAATACTCATAGATATTGTGGAATATAAAAACTTATCCAACGTAATCACCCATGATAACCTCATAGCCGTCAGAAATTAAAAAATGGAAATAGTTTACAATCAGAAAAGACGAATCCTAAAAATGACAAGTTAAATATGAAAACAAAAATCAATCTAACGGTAATGGCTATTGTTTTAGCCATCCAGGTAAATGCACAGTCATTCTATGGCCGCGCAGGCGCTACGTTCACTACTGATCCTTCGTATTACGTTGGGATCGGGACCACAGGAAAGCTCACAGATAGAGCCGGCTTCTTAGGGGAGGCCAATTACGCAAGTGAGAAAGGTACGGCAGAATTAAAAACAGTATCCGGAACATTTGCATTTAAAATTCACATCATTGAGAGGCTAACGATTGAACCCGGCTTTCAGCTTGCCTACAACCTATCCAGCGATCTAAGTGGTGAGGAAGAAGATAAGCTCAGTAAGGGTAGCATTGCCGGCGTTGCGGGTTTGTCCTTTATGATTCTAAAAAGATTAGGCATCCAAGGCCGTTACATTTACTATGGTGGGGAGCATCTTTTTAATCAGTCAATTCAAGCGGGATTGACTTACACTATAAAATAAACCTGTGCATTTCCTGTGCCGAAGGATGTGCATGAGAACGTAAAGTATTGATAATCAAAATAGAACCTACTTGTCATAGGAGTCCCTGCCGGATCACTTACATTGGTGTGTGTCGGGAATTATCGTTGAAAACATAAAATATTTCAACTTTATTCTCCGGCAAATACCAATAGACACCAACTCGGTTTCTGTGCGTTTTCTGGACGACTCCTGTGCGGTAGCTTCGCATATTAATCTATGCCTGCTACAGTTTCATTCCGACTTAACAAGCCGAAAAACAAAGACGGCAGTTTAAAAACTTTACCGGTTTCCGTGCTGGTTTACTATTACAATCGCGGTGTTGAGGTTGAGCTTTCATCGGGAATAAAAATAGAGCCGGGTAATTTCACAGGCTCACGTGTAATAAAAGAAGTACCGCGTGCGGCGAAGATCAACAAGCTCCTCTCCGACATTGAGAACAAGCTACTCAACATCGAATATGATCACCGCGGTGTATCCAAACAGGAAGAGGAAGTAATAGCACGCCAAATTATCTCAGGAAAAGAAATCGGGACTACCGAAAAAAAAACGCTAGTCAGTCTCTTACTCCTATTCATTGCTCAATATAAACTTGAGAAAGACCCAAAGACCGTTGCCCGATATGAGGCGCTATTAAATAAAATCACAGAGTTCAACCCATCTATTACAGTCAATGCACTCGATCTGAATTTCTATGACCGCTTCAAAAAGTTTCTTTACTCGTATCCTAACCCTCTTTACACCGATAAGCACCTGGAGTATAACCCTGTACTACAATGTTATGTGGTGATGCCCGGCGCGGAGAAAGGGAAAGAGATCGGCTTGTTCGATGAGATCGTTTTCAAATACTTTGTGCTTCTTAAAACGGTTTTAGCCTGGGGCGAGGAACGTGGGCATATTCCACACCCGAGTTACAAACTTGAGCCTAAGCGTGGTGGCTGGCAAATCATTAAACGTGAGTATCCACCCATCACCTATACAAAAGAAGAACTTTACAGTATCGAGGGATTAAATGTGCCCGGGCATTTACAACTTGCTCAGGATGTGATTAGCCTTGAGTCCAGGGTTGGACAAAGGATATCAGACATTAAGAAAATCAATCCCGAGGAAATAAAGGAATCGGTTTGGACCTTAACCCAAAAGAAAGGCAACCGGTTAAAACAAAATATTCTGAGTATTCCATTGGAAGGATTTTCAGCGCCCGCCCTTCTCATCCTTCAGAAATATAACTTCAGACTTCCAATAGTAAACGAGTCGCAGTTAAACCGTGACATTCGGATGGTAGCTATGCTGGCCAAAGTTGATCAGGACTTTTATATCGAACGGTGGGCAGGCAGTAAAAAGATACGGATTACCGGAAAGAAATACGAGTTTATTTCGACCCACACCGGTAAGAAGTCATTCATAACAATTTTAGCGGATTTAGGTGTCCCAGTAAAGATCATTTCAGAACTAACTGGAACTTCAATTCGAACAATAGAAAGACATTATTTAGGTAATTCCAGCACCGCGACAAAGAGCGATTACCTGAAAAAAGCGGTGGGAGAACAAAGTATAATGCGTAAAGCGCAATGATCAAGAAGGGTAGTTTAGGTTTCAGGTTAGGTAAATGGGTCGCCATTGCGTTGATGGTGGCCCTTACCTCTTGTTCTCCTAAAACCACCTCAGTAAAATACTATCCTAAGAAGCGGACATCTTCACAGAAAGAGCAAAGGGTTTTTATAACCACTTTCATAATTGGCTACGCTTTAATGCTCCATTTCATAAACGAGGATAAGCAATGAGCAAAACCACAAAAGCGGAGGAACTGAGCGGAAAGCAGAAGAGGTTTTGCGAGGAATACATTTTCGACTTTAATGGAACAAGGGCCGCAAAGGCTGCGGGTTATAGCGAAAACACCGCTGCGGAGATTGCTTCCGAAAACTTAACAAAACCTCAGATTCAGGCTTACATCAAAGAATTACAATCAGATCTCGAAAGAACATCAGGAATAAGCCGGATGAAGGTATTACGGGAGCATGAAAAACTAGCCTTCTCCTCAATCGCTCGACTTCACAACACATGGATGGAGCGTAAAGACTTTGACAAACTCACTGATGAGCAAAAAGCCTGCATCGCGGAAATTTCAACACAAACCCGGCAAATAATGGTAGGTGACCTTCCGGTAGAAATTGAATTTGTGAAGATCAAACTATACGACAAACAAAAAGCCTTGGATTCAATAAGCAAGATGTTAGGTTTTGATGCGCCTGATAAAGTTGAACATAACATAAGCGGACTTAAATCTTTTAAAATTGTTGGAGCTTCTGGAAAAGGAAATAAAAGTTAACGACGTTTACATCCCGTTAATAGACAATCAATCCCGGTTCCTCCCGATCTACGGCGGGGCTGGTTCCGGGAAGAGTGTTTTTGCATCATTTAAGATTGTCAAAAGAACTGTTTCAGAATCAGGTCATAAATTCCTTTGTCTCCGGAAAGTAGGTGCAACGGTTAAAGATTCAATATTCGCAGAAATAAGGGCTCAGATTTACGAATTGGAACTCGATGCCGAGTTTTTAATCAACAAAACAGACCACTCGTTTCTTCACATTCCATCCGGTAATCAAATCCTTTGTAAAGGGCTCGACGACCCGGCGAAGATTAAATCAATAAAGGGGATCACTGGAATGTGGCTCGAGGAAGCAACGGAGTTCGATGAAACAGATTTCGACCAATTAGACCTCCGTATCCGTGGCCAGCATGCTAATTATGTGCAATACATCCTAACCTTCAATCCTATCGATGAAACGCATTGGTTGAAAAAGAGATTCTTTGATAAGAAAGACCCTCTTGCTACGACCTGTCACTCCACTTACCTAGATAACCATTTCCTAACAGCCGAAGACAAGCAGCGACTTGAATCATTAAAGGACCGGAATGAACTATTCTATGACGTTTATTGCCTTGGAAAGTGGGGAGTGACAGTCAAGACGAATAAATTCATGTACGTCTTTTCAATCGACAAACATGTCATTGAAAGCTACGATCCAAACCCTCACCTCCCGATATTAATCTCCTACGACTTCAATAAAGAGCCAATGACGGCAACGGTAGGACAGCAAGTCGATCACCTTACCGCGTACTTATTCGACGAAATCCAACTACCCGCAGGGTCAACACCTGAGATAAACGACATGATCAGGGCTAAATACAACGACTGGATGGGAAACATGGATGTGACTGGTGACGCTACAGGTAGAAACAGGACAGCGATGGTGCGCGGCAACCTTAATCATTACCGGATAATTAAAGAGGATCTCGGGCTACTTGATCGAAATCTACTTGTGCCAGCTCAAAACCCAGCGCACAAAGATTCCCGAATGTTATGCGCCTCAGTAATGCAACACGCGAATTTCTACATCACAAAGAACTGCGAAAAAGCCATCGAGGATTGCACGTATGCCGCCGTCGATGAAATGGGTGAACTGTTAAAGACCGCCAAGGAAGGGCGGCATATCCTGGATAACGTGAGATATACGATTCACGCTTTTTACAAAGACTTCATCAAGAACCCTAAAAAATACCGCAATGCAGCGTGAAACGACTTTAGAAAAACTGGATAAAAGGATTCAGGAGAACAAAAAAGAAAGCCAAGTTCACCCGCTTCAGCAATGGGATCAGCTAGCCTTCACTCTTATTTATAATGAGCTGGCTAAAAACGGGTTTAAGAAAGTAACCTCCGGCGGTTATCGAGGACTCGAGATCGCGAAAACCAACGAGCCCGGACTACCGAAGCAGAGAGTAACAACCTGCCAAAGGATAGCCGCGCAGTTAGTGAGAGACTACAGGAACAAGGCTAAATCGTTAATGAAGCATCAAATTGAAACCATGAAAAGGGAATTATCCCGCAGCAAATGGTATCAGTTCAGAAAAAAGATTGAGTTCAAAGCAGCTATTGAAGTAGTGGAGGAACAAATCAAACAGCTTGACATAATAGGAACGAAATGACCTACACAATAGTCGGATGCGGTGATAGTGCTAAGGATTGGGTTCCTAACGGAATATCCATCGGTGTAAACGACTGCTGGAAGTTCGGTAAACCTACCGATTACCTGGTTGTGGTCAATTCTCCTTTAAAGTTCAACCCAAAGACAAGCAACGGATTTACAAACCGGTTGAAGACCATCTGCGATTCAACACCGAAAAGATTCTTTTGCCATGATAGCACATGGAGGAAATGGTTCAAAGGAGCTGAGACGTTGCCAATGCGGACTTTTAACGGGAAGTATGTCCACCAGCGAGTTTATTCGTCAAAGACATCACCTTTCATCGCAATCACGCTAGCGGTAAAGCTTGGGGCTACGGAAATTATTCTTTGGGGTGTTGATATGCTAACCCATCACGCATTCTCCCCGGGTAAGAAGGACTTTCAATTAGAGTTTGAGCATTACAAGATACTATTCGATGAATTAAAGATCCACGGAGTAAACGTTTTCATTGGGAATAAAGAGACGGTTTTAAAAGATTATTTACCTGTTTATGATCTGCGGGAAGCAAATATATAAGTCAAGAACAGAAGCCTCGAATTATATGTCCGGATCTAACAAGGACAAGAGACGGCAGAACTATAACCGGCTTAGTTGTGTCTATTTCTGTAATGACTGCGAAGGATGGCATGTAGCGTCAGCCATCAAATAAAAACGTTCTGATCATTAAAAACTATAGTTCAAAAATGATATGAAATTCTGCGCAATCATACCGGACCGTGGAGATAGACCAGAGCTAACAGCTTTCTGCTTTCGACAGCTTGATAGAATGACATTAAAGCCTAATCAGATATTCCATATCAATACACCTCCAACAGGAACTGGATTTGATTTGATTGCAAGAGTAATAGATGGTTGTTATCGGGCTAAAGCGGCAGGATTCGATTTATGTTTCATTGTGGAGAACGACGATTTTTACCCATCGGACTACTTTAAGAAATACGAACCTTACTTTGAACAGGGTGATTTCTTCGGGCAGGATTATTCAGACTATTACAACCTTCGAAACCTTACCCATAACCGTTTTCAGCATCAATACCGTGCAAGTCTGTTCACCACAGGATTTAAGCTATCAGCCTTGAATAACTTCGAATGGCCGGATAACAGAAAACCTTTCCTTGACATTCCATTATGGCAATACGCAAGACACAAGAGGAGAATATTCGTCGATAGTGGAGCGGTTGGTATAAAGCACAACCTCGGGTTATGTGGAGGAAAAGGCCATCAAATGTACTGGCCTAAGAACTATGATCACGGTATGAACTGGCTTAAAAAGTCAGTGGACCAGGAAGCATTTACATTTTACCATTCGTTAGCAGAAAAGTTTAACCAGAAAGCAGCATGAAGTTGCTCATAAAATACGCTACCCGTAACCGTCCGCAGAAGTTCCTTTCTGCAATGGCTAACATTCAGTCAACAATAAAAGCTACTGATTATTTAATCATTGTAAGCGTAGATTCCGACGACTCGGAAATGATAAAGCTCGTTTCGGAAAGATCATTTGCAAATACCCAGGTTTATATCAATGACAATACAGGAGGAAAGATCGGGGCAATAAACGCGAACATCCCTTTATCCGGCTGGGATTGGCTGGTAAACATGAGCGATGACATGCAGTTTACCATCAAAGGATGGGACGAGATTATGGTTCAGAAGATAAAGCAAGTCTGGCCAAACTCTTTGGATTGGTTCGCAAACTTCAACGACGGATACCAGGGCGCGAAGCTGGCAACGATGTCAATCATGGGCCGGGAGTATTATGAAAGGTTCTTTTACATCTACGCACCGTGCTACCGATCTCTTTCGTGTGATGCTGAGGCAATGTATGTAGCGCAAGCGCTGAAACGATACCATTACTTCCCTGACCAGCTTTACAAGCACATGCATCCGGCGAATGTGAAAGGAATTAAAACCGACGAACTGTATGCAGTGAATGAACGGTATGCCAAGCAAGACGCTGAGACTTACTTCAAACGACTAAACAAAGACTTTTATATCAACAATCCAGAAAGACCAACACCATTTGACAGGTTTAAAAGATGAGAGGACTATTGCTAGCGATATTGATCCCGACCACCTCCGACCGTAAGCACTTACTCGACCGGGTAGTTGCCGAGCTCGATAAACAGCGACTTGGTAAAAATGTAATCCTGATCATCAACGAGGACCAGAGGCAAAAGACAACCGGGAAGAAGCGTAACGAGCTCATTGAAGCTGCGGTCGCAAACAAGGCTGATTATATCTCCTTCGTGGACGATGACGACATGATCGGAGAAACATACATTCAGCGGGGGATAGAAGTAATGGAGAGCGGAATGGACTGCGGGGAGCTTTGGGGTAATTACTACGTGAGGGGTAAGCTTATCAAGCCATTTCATCATTCAATCACTCACAAAGAATGGTATGAGGATAAGCAGTTTTACTACCGGATGCCGAACCATTTGAATTTTCAAAAACTCGAGCTGGTAAAAAACATTCCCTTCCCTGATCAAACATTCGGAGAAGACGGAAAGCAAAGTTATGCAATGCGAGACGCCGGTATTTTCAAAACGGAGTATAAG